GCATAATCAGTATCCGTTAATCAAGAACGCCCTGAAGGAAATGGCTGATGCCGGTTTGCTGCCGGACGTTCTCAAAAACCTCGGTTTAAAAGAAGCAGCGAAACGCGATGTCGGGACTGGTGATAAACAGCTGCCGGATATGTCTACCTTTACCTTTTCCCGGAGCGGACAAAACGGCTGGGATGCGCTACCCAACGGTATGATCAGGCAGTTCGGAACAGCCACGCTAGCACCTGTGGGCAACTTTAATAAGCAGACGCTCGGCGGCGTTGATTACTACACGCACTATTACCGTGTTGCTTTTCCGAGGCAGTTCCTGAATGCGCAGGTTTCCACGAATGCCACGCTTGCCAGCCCGGCCTATACGGTACAGGGCTCAATGGCAGGTCGGACGCTGGCCGTTCATCGAGATACGGATACAGGCAGCGATGTGTCAAAAACGCGATTTACCGTGGCGTACACAACGCCCGTCCTCGGCGAAGCGCCGACTGTTCACTTTGAATCAATAGGGTACTGATATGAAAAACATGCTTTTTAGTCCGGGTGCGGCTGGTTTCTTTCTTCAGGACATGGACGCGCCAGCTGATGCTGTTGAAGTATCCGCTGAGGTAGAGGCTTTTTTAAGGCAGGCAATTATATGGGGCGCAGAAGAGTTTCGTTTTTCCGGGGAATCTGTATCCGTGGCATATCCCGATCACCTGCAGGAATATGCCACGGACAATAAAGCGCCTACACAATATCCGGCGGCGCAGGCCAGTTGATTTCCGGGGCTTCAGAAACATCAATCGCCTGCACCGCCTGAATATATTTCATCCATGCAGTGAGCGAGGCTTTGTCTGCATCTGTGATAATGCCGAGCAGCAGCTGCGTCTGCCATGCCTGAGTTACGTCGTTCGCCTCGCTGATGAGCGCAGATTTTTTTCCGGCTGCGCTCTTCACATCGGCGGCACGCTGCGCATCCGCATCAGTAACCCACTTTTCCCCGTCCCACTTATCCCAGGCGGTTGCGGGCGCAAGCGGCGTCGTATCTGCCGGGTAATCACCTAATTCTGATATTACGATTTCCGAGCCATCAGCAACGGAGTAGACCGTTTTGCCGCGATGGTCGGCAACAACCTGCCAGATGCCATCACGATAAACAGCTGCTTGCCCGGCCTCGACAGTGGGCGGCGCGGTAATGCAGGCATTGGCAGGCAGGCCAACACCCTGCGGCAGATACTCTTCACTGGAGCCGGTAAACTCGCCGTTCAGCGCATCATAGTTATAAATCGTCAATGTGCCGGCCGATTTGGCCTGGCCATTTTTATCAAGCATGACCTTAGCCATTATGCAGCCCTCACGATGAAGTTAAACGCGACGTTGCGCGGGCGAACCTTACGATAGGTTGTGCCGGTAGAAGAGGTGGTTGTTTGCGCGGTGTAGACGGAATATGCTGGATGAACCTTACCGGCCTCAAAATCCTCGATATCAATACCGCTGTAAGAAGTGAAAAAGCCGAGCGTGACAGCAACACCCGTCGCTTCCTGTGAAGAAAGCAATGCCCTGCCACTGTCAACGCCGCGCCCGTCATCCCAGCCACGGATAAACTCAGCACGGAGATCGGCCAGTTTAAGCCCCGGATAAGCCAGCGCCAGCTTTGGATATAACGTACTGCTAAACGTCGCCCCGTTACTTTTAAGAAAGACCATGCCAGCCATTGAGGGAAACAGCTCGTTTGGCATTTTCGCGTGCGGCCAGGGGAACGGCGAACCTATGACCGGCGAGCCTTCGCCTAAACCGAGGTTTTTGAGAACGTCCGGCAGCAAACCGGCATCAGCCATTTCCTTCAGGGCGTTCTTGATTAACGGATACTGATTATGCGGATTGGCAGCTGCTACATGGTCTGCCAGAAGCTGATCCGCGTACTGCCTGACCGTCAGAATGTTGTCATCAACATATTTACGGGTAGCCAGCACCACGGCGGGGTCAATCTTCAGGGTGATGGCGTCGGCGCTGTTGACGATGATGAGCATCCGCACGGTCTGCGTGCGTCCGCTGCCCTCCTGCAGGGCGGGCTTGTAGGTTTCCGGCGTATTACAGACCGCTATCAGCGTTCCGTCGGCATCAAATAGGCCCATTTCCCGGATCCAGAATCCGCCCTCCGTTTCGGGGATCACCTGCTCGGCTATCACCTGGCTGGCGTTAGCCGGATCGATGCTCAGCGTGTTGATGGCTGCCCGGCGCACCTCGTTTACCAGCTTTGTCTGGCTGGCGTTCGGCGTGGGCAGCGTGCCGCCGCCGTCGCCCACGGCCATCTGCGTGATGTTCAGTTTTGTGCCGAGCGCGGCGGCGTTGGCAATTTTGGCCGCGCCGAGGTTGGTCACGATTGCATAAAATTTTTGTGTCATTGTCCCACTTCCATCAGGTCGATAACGTGAACCGCCGCGCCCGCATACGTCGGGCCGCTGACGGAAAGAATTTCCGGTGTGTACGGGTAAATCGAGAGATCGTCACCGTCATAGCTCGCGGCGGCTATGCGCGTTTCGCCGCTCACCTGCAGGTTGATGGACATGCCCAGCAGGTGACGGCTGCAGGGTTTGGCATCACTGATGAGCCGCTCCAGCTCGTGATAGGTTTCTTCCGTAATGCCCTGGTCCTGCACGCCGATGTCCAGGCGAAACGTGCCGGGCGCTTCGCCGGTTTTCCACCACTCAATAACGCGGATCAGGAACCCGAACGGCTCTACCACGCGCCGGATAGCGCTGATGGTTCCCTTGTGCTGATGGATATAAAACGCATCGAGCACTACTTGCCGCTTGACGCTTTCCGCCCAGCCTTCGTCCCATCGGTCCACCGAAAACGTCCAGGCGAGATAAGGCAGAAAGCTGACCGGGCAGGTTGCCGGGTTCCACAGGTCGCGCAGCGGCACGTTCAGGCCGGTAATGCTGCTGCAGGCTTCTGCCAGGCGGCGCTCCAGCGCGGACGAGCCGGACGGCATCAGGCTACTGTTGCTCATGTCAGCACCTCGTCAGCCGCCACCGAAATGTCCGTGCCGGTACAGTTACCCGCTGCCGTGCGGTCCAGGATGATGTCCGCCGCCGGTTCGATCATTTCCACCCAGTCCACTCCGGGCACGCGCATCACCGCCCCGTAGGACTCGCGGCGCACGCTGCGGCCCAGCTTTTTCTGCTCGGTGAGGTAAGCGGCCAGCTGCGCGTTTGCCGCCTCAAGGCAGGGGCCGGCCGCCACGCCATCAAACAGGTGCAGCTTTGCCTTCACGCTGTAGTCATGAATGGTCGCGCCCTGCACGGTCACGCGGTCCGCTACGGGCCGCACGCTTTCGGCATTCAGCGCGGTGTTCACTGTAGCCAGCAAATCTGCCGGCGCTTCGCCGTTGCCTTCGCGGCTCAGGACGGTGATCAGCACGCTGGCCGGTGACGGGCTGGTTGCCGATACGTCCTGGACGCGGCCGTCCGCGCTCTTTGCATGAAACTCGTAGGCCGCCGTCGGCCCGGCCACGCTCAGCCCCTCAAACGCCTCCGGCACGCGCACGCGCAGGGCGTCGTCGGTTTCCATCACGGCATCGACCGGCGGCACCGTGTCAGGGTCAGCCGGGGTAACGGTCAGGCGCTGCACGTTATGGTTTGCGGCCAGCTGGTCCAGATCGCTGCCGAGCGCGTACGCCACCATGACCGCCTGCGCCGCCTCGTTGATGCGCTGGCGCAGCAGGATTTCCCGGTAGGTGCTTTCCTGCAGCGTCTTCACCATCGGATCGGACTCCAGCGCCAGCACGCGGCGCACCGCCGCCTGCTCATCCGCCGGGTAGAGCGCGATCAGTGCCTCCTTGCGCTCGGCCAGCAGGGTTTCAAAGTCCGGCACCTCAATCACTTCAGGCGCGGGCAGCTGGGAAAGGTCAATTACTGCCACTGTTCACCCCCGTTGAAACAGACATGGCAACCGGCGAACCGTCATCCCGCTGGCCGGTCAGTTCAACCACCATTGAGCCGTCAAAGGCGCTGGTAATGTTGACGGTGTTCAGCCTGATGCGCGGCTCCCAGCGGCTGAGCGCGGTATACACCGCCGCCATCACCTGCAGGCGGATCACGTCGTTTTGTGGCTGGTCAATCAGCACCGACAGCAGCGAGCCGTATTCCCGGCGCTGCAGTCGGCTGCCTTCCGGCGTCATCAGGATGTCGCGCACGCTCTGGCGGATATGGTCGATGTCGGTGATCGCCTCGCCGGTGTCGCGGTTCATGCCGAGATACATCATTGCGGACCTCCTGACATATCGGTGCCGGACTTCACGCCGCCGTGCTTATGGGTATGCACCACGACGCCGTTTGAACTCATGCCGCCGCCGCCCTGCGTCACCGCACCGTTCATCACGGTTTCGCTGTTGATCCGGGTCTGGTCAGCGTCCACGCCAAACTGCTCAGTGATGAGCTGAATCCCGTCGGCCGCCTCTATGCGCACGCTTTTGATGTTCTTTATCAGCAGCTGGCCGGTTTCCGGCTCGTACTGAAACCAGCCGCCGTCCTGAAACACGGTTGTCGCGCCGTTTTCTGTGTAGTCCGGCGGCGGGAAGGCGTCGGAATAGATAGCGGGCAGCGCAAACGCGGTTTCGAGATTGCCGCCCAGGCTCAGCAGCACAACCTGCTCGCCGACGGTCGGTTTCCACCATGTGCGGGTGCTGCCGGCGCGCATGGTGAGCCAGTTAATCCAGTTGGTTTCGATGTCGCCCGTTTTCACCCGGCACAGCCAGTTCACTGGGTCCACCTCGGACACGGTGCCGGTGCGGATCAGGTTGGTGATAAGGCGCATGATTTCGGTTAGTTTTTCATTCATGCATGCAATGTTTGCATTGAGATTTAGTTAACGCATCTTTGATGCCATGTATGATAGATGGCACAAATGTTTGGCTAAGGTGCTTGAATAAAAATGGAGAGATACAAAGAAATCGAGTTTGAAAGTGCTGACGATCTTTGGGAAGCCCTTTCGCCAACGCAAAATCTCGGTATAAAACCTCCTAATAAACTGCTTTACAGGGGTCATGGAGATTCAACATGGAACTTAATACCTTCTGCACTTCGTGAGGGGCATTTGAACAGCACTTTCTATCATAAAGAGTTAGAGTCTGACCTTTCACGGTCAATTGTTCTTGATGAATTATTATCAATTAATCTGTTTGTTGAACATTGCGACAGGATTGGAATAAATATCCCTAACGACTCTCACTCTTTCAGAACTGAGAATATCGGTGTTAACAGCTCTGGTAATATTCCATACTTGTTTACGCCCTCAAGATGGCCAAACCCACAATTACTCGATGTTATGGCCCTATCTCAACATCATGGGATGCCAACAAGGCTTCTTGATTGGACATCACTAGCGTATACAGCTTGTTATTTTGCTTCCAGTTCCGCCATCGCGAATTATAGGCAATGGAATCAAAAGTCAAAGTTAGCTATCTGGGTGCTCGATTCGTCAAAAATTTCTGCAAAGGATTTCACTTACGTGCTCCGCTCACCTGGATCAATAAGTCCGAACCTTGCAGCGCAATATGGTAAATTTACCGTACATCCTCATTACGCTGGATTAAAAAAATATGATGAAATTAAGGGGCTAGAGGACATAATCTCCCCTAGAGAAAATCCCATTTTATTGAAATTAACTTTGCCTTCTAATGAGTCTGCGAGATTGTTAGGGCTTTGCTGCATAGCAGGCTTTAGCGCTGCGGATATTTATCCGTCTACTGATGGAGCAGGAATGGCTGTGAGAGATGATAGAAATATTCAGGCTGCCCGATATTACTACGTTAAAAATGGAAAAGGTGGGATCAATTATTCTGAAAGAAAATCGACTTAAGATTGATGTAATAGCCATCGTAATAGGGTCTCACGCACTGAGGTTACTGTATCATCATTTGCACCCAACAACGGGCGCTCCGCATATTTGACCATCGTGCCGCGCCGGTTTACCCGGTCGCGAAGGCCGTAGTGATGCACGCGGGCCAGCTTCTGCACGGCAGGCGCAAAGGCTATTTCGGCCTGATCGGCGCTGGCCTGCGCCTTCAGGTATTTTGTGGTTTTGAGCTTCGCAAACATCTTGCGCCGGATCCGGCCCGGCTTCGTGCGGGCCGTGGCGCGGCGGGGTTCCCATGCGGTGCCGTCCGGGGCGCGCTGCGCCGTGATGTTCGCCTGCTGAATGCGGCGCACGTCGCGCGCGACCTCGCGCAGCATCTTTTTTCTGGCCGACGGTTCAAGCTGCGCCAGCAGCGAATCCAGCCAGGCATCAACCTCATGCAGTTCAGCCATGGCGCGCCGTCCAGAACTCCTCCGGCACGTCCGGCTCCGGTATGGCCTCGACCGTCATTTTCCCGTCCACCTCCCGCGCCAGCACCCGCTCGGTTAGCTTCAGGTTCATGCTGATGTCGCAGCGGTCATTGCCGAGGATGTCGGCCTCAAAGGTGAAGAGTTTTTCCCGCTCGCCGGGGTTCTGCAGGGCGTCCGGCTGATTCTCCCGTAGCCAGAACATTACCGGGGCCATCAGCAGGTTCTGGTCGCCGGTAAAGTCGGTAATCACCACGTTCAGGGTGTAGCGGTATTCCCATGAGATCGACGCGGCGGACGTGGCGACCAGCGCGCCGTTATCCACGAACAGGTGCAGCCGGTCGGGATTGTCCGCCACGTAGGGCACGGCTTTATTCAGGGCGTTTCGCAAGGACTGCGGCTTGTTCATCGTCTTTTTCCTGACAGCTGATAATGGTATCGACCTTGTCCGCGCACGCCGCCCAGGCGGCCTCGGTTTCATCCAGCAGGGCATTCAGATCGCCGTTACTCCGCGGCGAGGCCGGGTCCAGCTGGCAGCGGGTGATTTTGGGACAGCCACTCACGGTAAGATTCACCTCCGGCGAGGGCCGGTCGCTGGCGCAGCCGGACAACAGGATCAGGCAGAGGGGAATCAGCCCAGCGGCGCAGGTCTTCATTTTCACGTTTAAGCTCCTCAATGGTGCGTTGCCGGTCGCGCAGCAGCTTGCCGTTTTGCTCGGCGGCGGCATAAAGCTGCGTCTGCGCCTGGCTGTTCGTCTGCGTCAGAATGTTCAGGGCGATCAGCTGGCCGTTCTTCTGCGACAGCTTTTTGCCCTGGTCCGCAATCGCCGCCTGCTGCGTGCTGATGGTGTGGTGCGCATTGCTGAGCCGCCATGACTGCACGCCGAGCGCGGTCAGCAGGAGAATGGCAAGCGCTGCTGCCAGCAGCACCCGCCTCATGCGCCCGCTCCCCTGAGACACCACGCCATTTCACGCTGGCGGCGGTTATCCAGCCCCTGATTAAATACGCCTTTTACGTACACCCATCGCGGCAGCTGTCCGCAGGCCTCACGCCATCGCCCCTGTTTCAGCAGCGCTACCATGGTCGATCCGCAGGCGTTGCCGGTGCCGACGTTGAACGCCAGCGACACCAGCGCGTCATAAACCTGCTGCGGCATTGATACCGCCACGCAGCGCGCCAGTGCCGCCTCGACGCGTAACACGTTTGTGATAAAGTTGCCCGCCGCCTGCCGCTCGGTGATGGTTTTCCCCGGCACCACGCCGCGCGTGTTGCCGATCCCGTCGGTCCAGACTCCAGCGCTGCACTGGTACGGCTGCAGGCGGCAGCCCTCATAGTCCGCGATGAGCTTCAGCCCCTCCACGGAGGTGTGCAGCTGCTGAAAACCGGGCAGCGTGGCGGCGAGAGCCAGCACCACGCCCACGGCGCAGCGCTTAACGGTTTGCAGATTCATATTCCTCCCGCGTGATGCGCCCGCTTGCCAGCAGCAGGTAGGTTTTGTGCTTGTAGTACCAGCTGATAAGCGCCATCAGCAGGCCGATGAAGACACCGGCCACGGTAGAAACGTCCTTCAGATCCAGGCCACCCAGCCACGCCATCACTACCGCCACGCACCAGGTGATAAAGGTGCTGATTTTTTCCCACATAGTTCAGTCCCAAAGCTGGACGGCCTGCACGGTTGCCGTCGTTGTCACGTCCGGCAGCTCCACTTCCAGCCCGTGCGGCAGGATGGGGCCATGCTCAGACAGCCCCGGATTCGCCCGTATAACCTGCTCGGTCATGCCCTGCGTGCGCCCGTAGTGACGCCAGCAGATCGCGTCTACCGTGTCGTACTGCTGCGCACGCACTTTCATCAGATAAGCTCCACGGTGCTGTGCGGCAGGTTCTGCACGCGGCTGATGGCCCAGCGCGCATCCCGCCACAGGTCGCCGGTCGTGTCGGCCAGCTCCTCGCCGCGCTTCGCCGCTGCGGCGGTCGCGTCAAAGTCCTGGTAGCGCTCGTTAAGCACCGCACGGGTCCAGCACCACACCGCGTTAAAGTAGTGATGAAGGCGCACGCTCTCACCGGCCAGCTTTTCCGCCGGCACGTCGGCCAGGGTGTTAAACCCGCGCAGCTCCTGTCGCTCGCGCCATGAATAAAGCTCGGTATTGACCTCCGCCATCGCAGTGAGCACCACCTGCTTTAAGCGCTCCGGCGTCACGGTGCCGTCTACGCGCATTGCGGCGCGGAACTTCGCCAGATCGACGTCCGGCCAGAACGAGTTGTTGGGGATAATTTCCGGCGTTCCCGTCGCCTTCTGCGGCGCTACAAATTCCATAGCCTTGATACTCCTGAAAAGGTTGGGCGGTGGACGGGGTTTTGATAAGGCTCAGCCTGTCGCCACCCCGTGCCGCCCCGCGCGTGGGCACGTCCGGTTATCAGCTGGCGTTGCGGATTTTCCGCTCCAGCTGCTCAATGTCTTTTTTCACGCCGCAGCGCTCGTCGAGCTGCAGCGCCTGCTTCAGATGATTCAGGGCCATCACGGGCTGGCTGCCGGTGAGTACGTAGCCGATGGACTTGTGCAGGCGGGCGCGCGACTGGTCCGGCATATCCAGCCCGTCGGTTGCCTCCAGCGTCTGCATCAGCAGGGCAGGATCAAAATCGCTTTCTGCCATCAGGGCATTTTTAGCGGCGTCGGCCATCTCTTCGGCCAGCAGGGTCTGCACGTTGCGGTTAAACCCCTGCGGCATAGACCAGCCGTGCTTAAGGGCATGGCGGCCAACGGCCAGCGCCCCGGCATAATCCCCGGCGTCAATGCGCCACAGCATCACGTACATCAGCACGTCATCTTGCTGCGCGCCGCCGGCGGCCAGCACGCCGTCTACCCAGGCGGCATATTTCGGCAGCACTTCCACCTTGATTTCGGCTTTTTTGACGTTGGACTGAATACCCTTGAGGCGGCGGCGGTCTTCACCCAGCTGCATCAGCATCAGCTCGTAGCCGTTCGCGTGCCGGGCAGAGCCGCCCGTGCGGGCGGCCTGCTCAGCCTGAACGCGCAGGCGGTGCTGCCGTGCGGGACTCAGGCTCATGGTTTACGCTCCGGCACCGGCATCAGCTGGCGCGCTAAAGTCGCCGATGGTGATGTTTTCGATCAGCGCGGCGCAGCGGTAATCCTCCACCACGTACGCCTCGTTAACCGACTCGTAGTTCTCGATGCGGTCACGCTTCGGATTGTCGATAACCGAGCGGCGGCGGGTGTCCTCCTGCCAGTAAATCGACAGGTTATCCAGGCGGGTGATCAGCAGGGCATTAGCCGGGAAGTACGGCGCGCGCACGGCCTGCAGACCGCCCATGCGTTTCTGGCTGATGATGAGATCGGCGGCCAGCTTTTCGGTGTTGGCCTGCTCGCTGTTGACCAGCGGGAAATACTTGTCAGACAGCAGCTCGCGCCCGCAGATAACCACCATTTCGTCATCGTCCTGGAAGATGGGATCGATAAGCTCATTAACCGCATCCATGACCAGCGCGTCCAGGTTGAGATATGCGCCACCTTTGCCGACCTTCACCGACCCGGCAGTGGTTTCGCCGTCTTTAGTCGTGCTGCCCATCACGTTGTCCGGGGCGTCTTCGCGCAGCTTCTGCAGCCAGCCCTTGTTGACGTCCTGCAGCAGCGGGTTCTCTGCGCGGTTAGAGGTTTTGGCGCGCTTCACGCCGTTGAAGCCGATCATGATGCGGTCCAGCGCCTGGCGCTTCACGATGGCGTCGCGGATGCGGGTCTGGAAGTCCTGAAACTTCGCCCACATGTCCAGCTTCGCGTAGGTAATGGCCGTGTCGAAGTTGGTCTGCTCGCACTTGTACTCAATCTCGGTCATCGCCGTTGGATCGGTCGGCTCGCGGTCCTTAGAGCTGGTATCGGTGGTGCCCGCGATGGTGCTGCCGACGCCGAGGCCCAGCAGCTGGCCGGACTGTTCGGATACGGCGATAACGTTAACCAGCGTCAGAAACGCGGTGCTCTGCTGAATGGTGTCTTCCAGCGTCTGCGCCACTGACGGCTCTACGCTGAACTTGCTGGAAAGCTCCGCAATCTCCACGGAATAGATGCGCGCCAGCTGGCTCAGGTAGGCGTTAAAGGCAAAACGGGTCTGTTTTTTCATGGGGTCTACTGCTCCTTAGCAGTTGGTCAGGTGAGCGGCCGGCGCATCGCCGCCCGGTGCGCGCTGGCGGTAGTCGGGGCGGCTGTCTGCGCGCTCCAGCTGCTCTTTGAGTTCGTTAAAGGCTTCCTTCTGCGCCGACAGATCATCCAGCTGCGACTGCAGGCTGCTTTCCAGCTGGCTCAGGCGCTCGGCCTGCTCGCCCAGCGTTCTGTCGGTGCGGGTGCCATAGTTCTGCTGTTCGCTGGCAATCAGCTCCACCGCCTGATGCACGTCGCTGAAACGGTCGTCGTCGGTCTGCTTTTGTTTGGCAAACATGGCCTTGATACGGGTAAACAGGGCGGGCTTTTCCTCCGGCACCTCTTCCAGCTCGATCACGGTTTCGGTGGCGGCGGTAAAGAGGTTGTCCGGGTGCTGTTTGCGGTTTGCCAGCGGGTTCTTTTCCGCCGACGCGCTGAACGCCAGCATTTCGGTGCCGAGGCTCGCCGGATCGTCCGTGGCAGCCAGGCCGACCAGGTAGGCTTTGCCGGTGTCGGCAAATTTGGTGCTGACCTCCATGGAGGTGAAAAGCTTCTGGCCCTTTTTGACCAGCTCAACGAGCGAATCCGTTGGCAGGATGTCGGCGTAGAGCGCCATTTTCCCGGCAAGCGGTCCGTCGGGGATTTCCTCCGCAACCAGCGCGCTCACCGAGCCGTAGCGGTTAAAGGTGCTGTCCGGGGCGTAAGACTTGATGTGCTCCAGATTAATCAGCGCGGTGTAGACCTGCGGGTTGTACGCGGCGGCCATCTGCACGAGCCACTCGCGGGAAATTTCGCGCCCGTCCGTGGTGGCACCTTCCACCCCGATCCGAAAACGCTTTGCAGTTACTGTCATGAGCCAGGCTCCGTTGTGAAAAATCGCTTTGAGGCTCTATGTTTGCGGCGGGAGGGGTATCGAAACAACGCGGGGCCATTGTGCGGAAAACCACACAATGAGGGGCGGCGGAAAAGGGACCGCCGGGGCCGTATTTTGGGGCCATGACAACGACACTCGCCCCCGAAGACCTCGATCCCCGCAGGCAGGCCTTGCTCCTGTACTTTCAGGGATACCGTATCGCCCGCATTGCTGAAATGCTGGGAGAGAAACCCGCAACCGTTCACAGCTGGAAGAAGCGCGACAAGTGGAACGACTACGGCCCGCTTGACCAGATGCAGCTCACCACTGCCGCGCGCTACTGTCAGCTGGTCATGAAGGAGACGAAAGAAGGGAAGGACTACAAGGAAATTGACCTGCTGGCGCGCCAGTCCGAGCGCCACGCCCGCATCGGCAAGTTCAGCAACGGCGGGAACGAGGCGGACCTTAACCCGAAGGTGGCAAACCGAAACAGCGGCCCCCGCAAGCCACCGGAAAAGAACGTATTCAGCGACGAGCAGATCGAGAAGCTGCAGGAGATTTTCCACGGCTCGATGTTCGGCTATCAGCGCCAGTGGTGGGATGCGGGCAACAAGCACCGCATCCGCAACGTGCTTAAATCCCGTCAGATCGGCGCGACGTTTTATTTTGCCCGCGAGGCGCTGATCGACGCCCTGACCACCGGGCGCAACCAGATTTTTCTCTCAGCCAGCAAGGCGCAGGCGCACGTCTTTAAGCAGTACATCATGGAGTTCGCCAAAGAGGTGGATGTAGAGCTGAAAGGCGATCCGATGACGCTCAGCAACGGCGCGTGCCTGTACTTCCTCGGCACCAATGCCCGCACCGCGCAGAGCTACCACGGCAATCTCTACCTGGATGAATATTTCTGGATCCCGAAGTTTCAGGAGCTGCGCAAGGTGGCGTCCGGCATGGCCCTGCACAAAAAATGGCGGCAGACCTACTTTTCCACCCCGTCCAGCCTGACGCACAGCGCCTATCCGTTCTGGTCCGGTGCGCTCTTCAACCGTGGGCGCGCTAAGGCGGACCGCGTGGACATCAACCTGACCCACGGCAACCTGTCGCCGGGCCGCTTCTGCGATGACGGCCAGTTCCGCCAGATTGTCACGGTTGAAGATGCGGTGCGCGGCGGCTGTAACCTGTTCGACCTCGACCAGCTGCGCCTGGAGTACAGCCCGCCGGAATATCAGAACCTGCTGATGTGCGAATTCGTGGACGACCTGGCGTCCGTGTTCCCGCTGCAGCTGCTGCAGAAGTGCATGGTGGACAGCTGGGAAGTCTGGAACGACTTCGAGGCGCTGGCGCTGCGCCCGTTCGGCTGGCGCGAAGTCTGGATCGGCTATGACCCGGCGAAGGGCACGCAGAACGGCGACAGCGCCGGGTGCGTGGTTATCGCACCGCCCGCCGTGCCGGGCGGCAAGTTCCGCATTCTGGAGCGGCACCAGTGGCGCGGCATGGACTTCCGCGCGCAGGCCGAGTCCATCAAAAAGCTGACGCAGCAGTATAACGTCACCTATATCGGCATTGACTCCACCGGCGTCGGCCTCGGCGTCTATGAAAACGTGAAGATGTTTTTCCCGGCGGTGAAAGAATTCGTCTACAACCCCAACGTGAAAAACGCCCTGGTGCTGAAGGCGTTCGACATCATCAGCAGC